TTACTGTAGCGTCTTCTAATATGATATGGTCTTCGGTACTGCCTTCTACTTGAAGACCACCGTTTACAAGAGATACGGCCGCTGTTGCATTACCACCACTTGTATTTGCATTATTGAAAGTTATAGTATCACCTATGTTATAACTATTACCACCATTGTCAATAATAAAATCGGTTACACCACCGTTACCTACTGACTCAACTGTAACTAAAGAATCTGTACCGCCACCTGTGATAATAACATTGTCATTTTCATTACTATAGATACCGTCATTTGAAATTGTAATTGTTCCTGGAATACCTGTTGTTTGTGCTTTAATAAATGTGGCAGCCGTGTCTGACTCTGTACCTCTAATTTCTTCACCTGTTACAAATGAACCAACTATTGTAGCCTCATTTAAAGTAAACTCTGTTACTTCGTTTGCACCTATTTGAAATTTAGATACCGATTCTACTAATCCTGTTGCACCGGATGTTAGGCCTGTAATAGTACGGCCAATTAATAATGAAGTATCACCAGTTAAATTAATACCTTGTATTGTTCTTAGAATTTTGTTTGTAGTCCATTTACCATCGGACACACGCAACATATTTTCTCTAGGATAAACTGTTTCTGAGGTAAGACCAAATAACATTCTAAAAAATATTTGATGGCCTGCACTTGTACCTTTTGCTCTGTAAACAGATTTAATATTTTTAATTAAATTTCTTTTATTTAAATTGTCATCTAAGTTTTCTGGAATTGTATTTAAAAATTCATTTCTAAATTTAGTTAAGAAGTTAGAAACAACCTTATCGGGGTCCCTAAAGTTTAATAATTCTTGTATTGAGTTTACAGGATTAGGTTTGTAATCTCCTAATATTGCTGTAGCATTTGAATTTGCACCTACAATTTCTTCACCTTCGATAAATTTATTTTGTGCTGAAATATAAAGCTTGCCATTTGCTAAATCTTCCTTTAGAATAACGGATGTTGCTTTTGAAGTAGAACCTGTTATAGTTTCTCCTCTAGTAAACTTACCATAAGTAGAACTTTCTAATATTACTTTATCGCCAGTATCTAATTGTGTTCTATCTGTATCTATTCTCGAAGCGTCTAAAAGAAGTGTACTTGTATCAGTATTGATTTCTGATTCTAATTGTAAACCATCTGTAGATTGAATACTTGTAACTGATATTTCAGCTGACTCTAAAAAGGTGTAATAAGATTTTAGAAATTCTACAAACTTTGGGTGGTCAGCTAATACAAAATCTGGTATTTGGCTGTTTAGAAGATTGGATATTTTGTCAGTAAATTTTGCCATTTACCAAATCCTTAATAACTACTTGTTGTCGTATAACCTACACCTGCGTCAGCAGAACCACCTACAAATGAATCTGCTTCAACCGTTATTGTTGAGTTAGCCGTATCTATGTTTAAAATCTGGTCTCTTACAGGAACCACATCATTTGAACTTGGTACAACTGTCAATTCTATTACACTTGAACTTGCACCTCTAATATTTTCTACTACTGATACATTTAATGAATTAATTGTAACTTGACCAGTTGCATAGTCTATAGTACCTTGTGTACTGTTAGCATAAACTCTTGTTGAACCTGATAAACTGTATCGTCTAACATTACCTTGACCATCATCATCTAAAAAGAATATTGTTGATGTGTCGCCATCTATTTTAAAACCAGTTGATGTTAAAATACCACCACCTGTCATGTTATGGCCTGAATGTGGATTATATAATGCGTTTCTAAAATAGATATCATATCTTGTAGAAACATTAATTGTTGGTGTAAATTCTTTTCTAATTTTTAAAGTTGTAATATTAGAAACAATACTTGTATCTGTATTATCAATTAAACCAATAATTTTTGAATATCTGAATACGCCATCAAATTGATTTAGAGTATTTGTATTATAATTAGTTAGTGTTGTAATTACATTTGATTTAATTGTGTCTGCCGTTTTAGCAGTTGTTTGTTCATTATATTTAATATTTGAAGTAAGTAAAATAGATGTAGTTTCCGGGTCTACAATTTCTGGTCTTACAGATACTACATTAAATTTCTTTAATTGATTTTTAATTGTTTCTTTTGTAGATTGTGTTAGTGTAGAACCTGAAATAGGTTTGATTGCAATTTTAACAACACCGTATTGTGGTGTTTCATCATCTTCACCACCCCATGCACTTACTGATTGAGCATTTGCATAAACTGATTTTACAATTGTTTCATAATCTTTAGATGTTACCGCTCTGTCTTGTGCTGTGTATTGCAAAGGCGCATTAAATCTAATTGACTCTTTTGTTTGTGCTTCTGTACCGTTAGCTGCAATACTAGTTGTCGTAATAGATACATTTGAAAAACCATCAATGTCGCCAGACAAAGCAAATGAACTTGCGCCGTTAGCTTCTGTTTTATTAGTAACAATATATTCTAATATAACAATATTACCATCTGATAATTTTTTACCTAACAGTCCATCACCAAAGTAAACTTCAAACTTACCATCTTCAGCCTCTTGTAAGAAATAAACTTTAGATGTTCCTGTTAAATCACCAAA